CGGGCTCGAAATTCTCTTCGCGCAGAAGCTGGTCGCCCAGCTTTTCCAGCCCTCCGTACTTGCCCGCGATGGCCTTGGTCGCCTTGGTGGTGAGGATCAGTTCATAGGATTCGCCGCCGATCTCAATCACGGCGCTCCGCTCATTGTCCATATGGATGTGCTCCCTTCTCAAGTTGTGAGGTATGGACGGAACAGCCCGTTTTTGAACCAGTACGCGGGGTGCTCGGCAAACAGGCTGAAGATCGTGCCGTCGCTGTAATAGCCGAGCCGGATATAGATCTTGCCGTCCTCGGTCGTGGGCTTGTTGGTGGTGTACCAGCTTGTAGCGCTGGCTGGATCAAGCCGGAAGACCATCGGATCGGCCTGCGGGATGCCCACGAGGTACACCCATTTGTACGGCGTTAACTGATCCGCGCCGTTGAGTGAGTAGTTGACGAAATTTGTGGCCTGATGGGTCTGCGTCCGGTAGTTGGTTGTCCCGGTCACCACGGCATTTATCGCAAGAGCGGCGGTGGTAGCGTAGTACCACATCAAGCCGTCCACCTTGAAATCCGTGGCGGTGTTGACGGCCTTGGTTTTGCTGGTCGAGTAGGCGACGGTAAAAGTCTTGTCAAACGTCCCGTCAGCCCGTTCCAGCACAAGCTGATAGCGGTCGATAGCCCGGTTGGGGTTGACGGTGATTTTCATCGCGGGGACGTTGAACTCAAACATGGCGGCGTAGGTCGTATTGGAATCCGTTTCTTTGGCGTAGCAAAGCTGGTTGAAGCTCTCCCCGTCAAAGTAGAACGGGAACACGCCGTTCAGTTTCCAAGCGCCCGCCGTCGTATTTGTCGCCAGGCCGTTGAACAAGATTGGGTATACTGTTTCATCGTCGGCAATCGTGAACACACAGGCTGCAGCCGTGTTCGTGCCCCCGGTGAACCGCACCATGATGATGTCACCGGCAAAAGGCTCGTAGCCCTCGGGCAGATCAGTCAGGTTCTTCTGCACAATCGCCGGCGCGGTTTCGCAGGTCGCGGTGTAAAAGACCGGCCGCTTTTCGGCACCCAGCACACCGGCGCCGCCCAGCGCGGGCAGCATGCTCACGATGCTTCCGTCGGGAAGCAACCACTTGGCGGCGCTCGGGGACATGCTCGCGTAAAGCGCGGCCCCCGCGGGGCCGGCAGGCATAACGAGATCGTTTGCCATTATTCTTCACTCCCTTGGGTATACACAGGCTCATACACCTGCTGATACCACCCCGAAATGACGGAAGCGGGAACGCCGGTACCGCCTTCGGTGACCTCGGCCTTCCAAGGGTGCTTGTTCATGCCGTCCAGCTTGTTCCGACGCATGACCATGCCCTCGATGGTCGGCGTTTGGAAGGTGATGGAATCGCCCTTGGTCTGCAGGTTGGTGGCCGGAAATCCGAATTTCACTTTGTAAAGCCAGAAATATCGGTATGTACCGTTCGGTTTCATGGCACGGAACCCGACCGCGACGGGGTTGCCGGAATTTTCGCTGGCCGAGATCAGCACGCCGTTGTCGTCGGTGGTCGCGCCGGTCAAGTCCCGCGCGGCGGTGACGCCGATGTCGTCCACGCCCAGGGTCAGTTTCCCGGACTTGAAATCCTTGATAATTTCAGCGACACCGTCGTCGGCGTACAATATCGCTTCCACCAGTTCGATGGAGAGCTCGGCCTTGATGGCCTTGGCGAGCATCGACGGCGTACCGTAGGACTCCTCGCCGTCCTCGCTCTCGGTGATCTTCGCGTAATAGAGTTTATCCAGCCCAATCGTCGCCATGGATTATTCCTCCAATTCATAGTGCTTGGCCGCATCCACGGCATAGTGATGGTACCCGCTTTCCTCCTCGTAACCGAGGTAGCGGCGGTCGGTGACCGTGATGTCCGCATCCAATAGGGCCTTCACGATCCGGCTCACGCAGGCACGGTAGTTCTGCTTGGAAAACAGCGAGAGCCGCGCCTCCTGCACCTCGCGGAGCGGACGGTTGTCCGCGTATCCGTCGAAGGTGTCGGATAGCGGCGTGATGACAACGTAGGTATCCGGCGCTTTCCCTTTGAACACGCCGGTCTCGGCGGGTATGCCGAGCGTGTCCAGCAGCGCGGTCAGTTCTTTCAGCAGGCTCACAACTTGGCAACCTCCTCCTCCAGCGTTTGCTGCATCGCTTCCTGGCACGGCTTGCGCGAGGCAGTCTTGGCCGGTTTCAAAAAAGGCTTCGCGGGCTGGCCGTGTTTGCCGTACTCCAGCACCGTGGCAATCATGGCGTTTGTTATGGTGTAGTAACTGCGCTTGCCGCGCGCGGCGTACTGCTTGCGCCGGGGCTCATTCCAGCCCACTTTTGCGTTGTGAATCCCTTTCCGGCTCACCTTCACGGGGGATAGGCCAAGGGCAGAAATCAACTCACCGGAGGTGCGGGAGGGAAGCTTTGTGCCCTTGCCCACGACCGATTGGAGGTTGCCTTTTACCTTATCCAGCACGACCTTGCCGCCAGCCTCGATGGACTTGGCGATGATCGTGTCGGTCTGCTCCTCCAAGCGGGAGACCGCGAGCAAGAACTTCTCGGGCATCTTGATCTCAGCTCGCGCCAAGGCGCTCACCTCCCCGCCGGTTCAATCTTCTCGGCCAGGATTTCGAGGTACATGCCGCGTTCGCGCACATTCTCGACGCTGAGGATGCGGTACCGGCCATCTCCGCACACGATATATAATGAAGTGTTTACCCCGATACCGGGCAAGCAGCGGAGCCGGAACAGCGTCGTCGCCGTTGAAAACGCCGCCATGTTCGCCCACTTGGTGGTACCGCGCCGATCCTCTTTATAGGCGCGGACAGAAGCAAGGATGTTGTCGCCGGTGGACACAAAGCCCTCCGTGTCCTTAACCGGCTCGGTCGTGATGATGTCAACAAAGCTGTTCATTTTTCCATAGCTCATATACTTTTCTCCCAGTCGCGGTCGAGCCGGAGCAGCATGTTCACGGTGTTCCACACCTGCTGGCTCGCCTGTACATTGTCGGCAAAAAAGCCCGCTGTCGAGCCATCACGACTTTCGTAGTAATGGCCCGACAGCATGATCACGGCCTGCTCGGTGGTGGGCGGCATGGCTCTCCGGTTGTACGTTCCTTTTGGCCTTTTCTGATACGCTTCGGCGTAGTAAACGGCGGCGCGGATGAATCCCCTTAACAGGTCATCATCCGCGTCGTGCTGGAGGATCAGATTCGCCTTGACCTTTGGGAGCAGTTTGCTCACCAACATCATGCCGCCACACCTCCATTAACCGGCTTGCTTGAGAAGCTGGATGCCCTCGGCGAGGATGACCTTGCCGTCCAGCCGCTCGGTGATGAGGAACCCGACCTGCCCGTTGCCGGCGTAGAGCTCGTTCAGCCGCTGGAGCGTCCGGCCCTGACGGTCGGCGATCCAGTAGTTGGAGAACGCGCCGAACGCGACTGTCCGCGCCCCGGCTTTGAGGATGGGCACGTAGGGCGAGGTGTACAGCGGATACCCGAACAGCTTGTCGGGCTCGCCCGCCTGCAAGCTCGGCTGCCACAGGAATTGGCCGTTGGAATCCTTGAGCTTGCGCATCGCGCAAACGGTCGAGTCATGGGTGAGGAACACCGCGCCACGCCTGTACGGGCTTTTCAGGGAGTAGATGAGGTTGACGACATCGTCGAAGGTGATGGCGGTGTTGCCCGCCGCCGTCGCGCCGACGTTCGCGCCGTCCGTGGGGTTGAAGATGCCCGTGGGCTGGCCGGAGCCCGTGCCGGCGATGAACGCCTGCTCCTCGGCGACGCCCAGGGCGCGGGCGAACTCCTCGGCGATGTAGCTCTCCAGGTCGAACATGGAGTCCGCGAGGAGCTCTACGCTCACCTTGATCTGGTTGGTCAGTTTGTAGGCGTCCAGCGTCTTCTGGCCGAAGGTCATGTCGCTGACCGGGATCGTGCCGTTCTCCGGCACCCAGGTCGCCGTGGAACTGGTGGCCGCGATGGGCACCTTCCGCTCCACGTTGGTGCTGATGACCTTGGCGAGGGAGCGCACCACGTTGGCCTCGTCCAGCCCCTTTATGATGGTACGCTCGAACTCGGTCGGAACGAGGTAGCCTCCGTCCGCGTCGACGCCCACGGAGAGCACGTTGCTTGCGGGCCTGCCCCGCAGGACGTTCAAGAAGTCGCGCCGGTACTCGTCGCTGGCGCGCCCGGTCTTAGTGTCCATGCCCGCCTGGGGCGCGTTGGTGATCGGGGCCGTGGTGGGCGCGTTCAGTTCGGCGTCGATGGCGACCTGGCGCTCCAGGCGTTCGACCTCCCGGCCCAAGGCCACCACGTCGGCCTCCATGCGGTCGTAGACGGCAGCGTCCTCGGCGGACATCAGCCCGTCATCGCTGCGCTTGCTGTCCAGGAACGCCTTGGCAGCATCCCATGCTTTTGCGCGCTTCTCGCGCAGGGCTAGAATTTTGCTCATTGTCGTTACCTCCATATTAATGTAAAATGAGGGAAAGCCGCTTCTCCAGCGACGCGATGGGAACACCGGGTGGTTCGGTATCAAATTGATACCGAACCTTGTCGAGAAGGGAGTTGGTGACGGCTCTCCGGCTGAAAGCGTAGGTTTCGGCGCCGGAAGCTCCAGTGGCGGACGGCTTCCGTTTCTCGTCCTCCAGCATGCCATCCGCGAAACCCAGTTCAATCGCCTTGTGTACCGAGAGCCAGGTCTCTGCGTCCATGAGGTTGGAGAGCTTGTCACGCGGCAAATCTGTCTTGATCTGGTAAGCATTGATGATGGCTTCCTTCACCTCGTCGAGCATGCCGATGGCCTTGCGCATTTCCTCTGAATCGCCAATCGCGATGGTAAGGGGGTTATGCACCATCATGAGCGCCGTGGGCGCCATGAGGACGGCGGTGCCCGCCATGGCGATGACGCTGGCGGCGGAAGCCGCGATGCCGTCGATCTTGATGGTGACGTTGCCGGGATAGTCCATGAGCATGGCGTAGATCTGGCTCGCCGCCACACAACACCCGCCCGGCGAGTTGAGCCAGATGGTCACATCGCCCCCGCCGGCGAAGAGTTCCTCCTTGAATGCCGCCGGGGTCACGTCGTCATCGAACCAGCTCTCCTCGGCGATGACGCCGTCAAGATAGAGGACGCGGGCACCTGAATCGGCATCCCGTGCCCAGTTCCAGAAGTGTTTCATTTCGCATCCTCCTTGGTCTGATGTCTTCCGGCAAACAGGCCCGCGTCCTTGAGCTTGGTCATGTTGCCGTTGATGAGATACAGATCACCGCCTTCCTCGGCGGGGATACGGTTCATGTCCTCCAACTCGCGGATGTCATTGCTGGAGAGCCAGCCGTTCTGCCGCCCAATCGCGTAACCGCGCATCCGGCTCTGGTAGTCGCCGCGCAGCAGGCCATCCAGGTTGAACTTGATGAAGTAGCGCCCTCTTTCCGAGGGCAGGATCAGCGCTTGATGCAGCGCCTGTTCCCAGCGCGTCACCCACGGGCCGACGGTGTACTTGGTAAACTCCAAGCTCTGGTGCTCGATGTTGCTGAAGGTGGCTCTGTCCAAGTCGCCGACCATGTGGGGCGGCACACGAAAAATGCGTGCGATTTCTTGCAACTGAAACTTGCGCGTCTCCAGAAACTGGGCCTGATCCGGCGGGATTCCGATGGTATGGAATTTCATGCCTTCTTCCAGCACAGCCACGCGGTGCGCGTTGCCGCTGCCCTGGTAGGCGCTGTTCCAGCTATCCTTTACCCGCTGGACATCCTTGATGGTGCTGGGGTGTTCCAGCACGCCGCCTGGGTTGGCTCCGTTGCCGAAGAAGGCGGCCCCGTACTCCTCGACGGCCAGGGCCATGCCGACGCTGTGCTTGGCCATGGCGATGGGCGAGTAGCCAACGATGCCGTCGAAACCCAGGCCGGGGATGTGCAGCACATCTTCCCTGCGGAGCGTGACCGTCCCGCTGTCCGGGTTGATCCGGCTTTCCTCCTGGTCGCGGCGGTAGGTGTAGATCAGCTCGCCGTTCTTCGCGCGGCGCACGTCCATCTTGTTTGGCAGAAGCGGATAGAGCGCCAGCACACGGCCCCGGCCATCACGGAGAATTTGCGCGTATGCGTTTCCGTACAGCAGCAGGTGGCTCATCATCGTTTCTCGGAAGACAAAGCTGCTCATCTCGGGATTAGGCGCGTCGTGCAGCAGGTAAAACAGTGGATGCGCGGGTATGCGTTCCTTGCCGCTATCACCGGTGTACTGGTACAGGTGGATCGGCAGCCCGGCGACCGCTTCGGCCAGCACCCGGACGCAGGCATGCACCGCCGATGCTTGCATGGCGGTTCGCTCGTTGACCGCTTTGCCGGAGGTGGTGCCGCCAAACAGGAAAGAGAACGCACTGCCGAAACGGTTCTGGGGCTTGTCGCGGGGATGGAACAGCCCTCGCAGCAGATTCATTCGGCTCACCTCCTGGCCACGTTGATGTAATCAAGAAACGCGCCCAGGCCGAGCGCGTCCATGCAGTATTCATGCAATTTGGGGTGGCTTACCGCCATCCGCTGGAACCGGTTCACCTTATCGCGGTGGCATCCAACCGGGCAGAACACGCAGCCTGTGCGCTGCTCGCCTGTTGTGGTGAGCCGCCTCTTCCTGTCCTCAACAATATCGCCGTATACCGACGCTATGGGCACGCCAAAGTCACGGATGTACCGTAAGACATCCTGGTTTGTCCAGAATGACAGCGGCTTCGATATTGGATGCTTCGAGTCAAAATGATTGCACCCGGTCTGATACCACGCATGCCTGCGCCGCTCGCTCTCTGCCGCCATGGTGCCGACCATTGGATGCTTGCCGCTTTCCTTTTCGTGTTTCTCCAACGGCGCTTCTTTCATGATCCCACAGCAATTAGCCGAAATCTTGAACGGCGCATCCATCAGAGACGCCCATTTCGTATAGTGGCTCTGGCGGTATCGGCTCGGTGTGCCGTCACCGTTCAGGCCTTGCAGGCGTTTCACCGCCCATGCGGAGCCTTTCCGCGCGTAATAGATTGTGTGCGCGACTTCCTTTGACGGGAAGCACCAGCCATGTACGCGCACCACCTCATCAAACCGCATCTTCGGCTGCAATACCGTGACATTCGGGGTATCCAGGGCGAACTTCCTAACCTCGGGAAAATCCAAGCCGGTGTTCACATATACCGCCTCGATATCGGGAAAGCAGCGCCGGGCCAAGTCGAGAAGCACTGCCGAATCCTTGCCGCCGGATACGGAGACGCTGACCATGCCGTCCCAGCGGTGATACCACTCCATGATCCTGGTCTGCGTGACCTGAATCTTCCGTGAAAGCGGCCACGTCTGCATCGTTTTCAGATCAGCGGCGTTGTACTTGCGCTCGTTCATGTTCATATGATCAGGAGCCCTCTCTCATCGTAGACGCTGCTTGTAGAATCGCCACCCCGCATCATCGCGCGGGCGAGGCCCATCACGAGCGCGACCGCGCCGTCGATCTTCTCCGTAGACTTCTTCTTGGACATCTTCACGTTGAGGTGCGCGTCAGTCTCCGCGACCACATTGCCGATGTTCCAGTCGAGGACGGGTTGCCTGCCGTGGCGAAGCTTACCTTCCTGCACCAATTGCATCAGGTCGCGGGTCGGGGCCGCCATGCTCGCGAAGCCCTGGCCGAAGGGAAATACGGTGAAACCGCGCTCCGCGCCCAGTTCTTCCAACTCGCGCCGGATCTTCTCCGCGCCCCAGCGGTCGTAGGCGATCTCTCGAATGCGGAATTCTTCAGACAGCTTTTCGATGAACGAGACGACATAGTCATAATCGACCACGTCGCCCTCGGTCGCGTTGAATACGCCCATCTTGCGCCAGACCGCGTAGGGCACATGGTCGCGCCGCGTCCGCAGGTCAATGGCGTTCTCCGGGAGCCAGAAGAAGGGCAGAACCGTATAGTGCTCTTCGCCGCTATCGGGCGGGAACACCAGTACCAAAGCCGTGAGGTCGCCTGTCGAGGACAAGTCCAGCCCACAGTAGCAGTCGCGGCCTTCGTAATCATCCGGGTCGAGCTCCGCGCCGCAGGCGTCCCATTTTTCCATGGGCATCCAACGCACGTCGGCGTTACACCATTCATTGAGCCGGAACTGCCGGAAGTGCATCTCCTCGGCGGGGTTCTGCCTCGCTTGCTCATAAGCGGCCCGCACGGTCTCAAACGGGATGGTCACTCCGATGGACGGGTTCACCCGCCGCCACACGGCCTCATCTTCCCAATCGTCTCCATCATCGATGCCAAACACGGCAGGATAAAAGGCCGGATCGACCTTCGAGCCGTCCAGTATCGCCTTCGCCTTCTGGTGGATTTCGTAGCAGATGCTTGTGCGGTCACGGCCCGCCGTGGTGATGAGGAAGTACAGCGGTTGGCGGCGCGCGTCGCCGGTGTACTTGGTCATGGTATCGAAAAGCTCGCGGGTTTGCTGGGCGAAGAGCTCGTCAAAAATGAGCCCCGACACGTTGAAGCCCTGCTTGGATTTTGTTTCCGATGACAGCACCCGGTAGAAGCTGTTCGTATGCGGGAAGATGATCCGCTTGGTGGACGGTACGAGCTTCGAAAGACGATTCAGGTCGCCGCATTGCTCGACCATGGCCCTGGCGGTGTTGAACACGATGCTCGCTTGGTTGATGTCCGCCGCGCAGGAGTAGACCTCAGCACCCGCTTCGCCGTCCGCGAACAGGAGGTACAGCGCGATAGCGGCGGCCAGCTCGGACTTGCCATTCTTCTTTCCCACCTCAACGTAGGCCGTGCGGAACTGCCGGTATCCGTCAGCATCGACGATGCCGAAGATGTCGCGGATGATCTGCTCCTGCCAAGGCATAAGACGGAACGGCTTCCCGTACCATTCGCCGGTGGTGTGCTTGAGCATGGAGATAAAATTCACCGCGAAGTCCGCACGGCGCACGTCGTACCGGCTGGCCAGAAGCATCAGCGGGGTGGGCTTGTAGTTGAAATCGGCCACTGGCGTCCTCCTTCCAGGCAAAATAAAAAGACCTCCAAGGAAGCCTTACAACCTAATCTGTACGAGGGACAGCCCCTTGCGGGGTGTCCTCGGTTTCTTTCGCGGTCAGTTGTACTTTTGCAGGATAATGGCGCAGACCGCCTTTACCTCTTCGGTGGGTTCAACATCCCAAGCCCTGTCAAAGTTGCAGAGGTCGCGGGTCTCGCCGAGCTTGCGGATGGTCAGTTTGCTGACCTTGCCGCCGTCTATGCCGAACTGCGAGCCTTCCTCAAAGTGCTTCACCCAGTATTTGTACTTGCCATCCGTCGCCGGGCAGGAGATGATGCCTTCGCTCCACATTTTGCTTGCCCTCCCTGCTATGGTCTGTGTTCCAGTTTCACGTCTTCACCCTCAAAGTGGGCGATGTAGCGGGTTTCGTATGGTTCGCCGGGGAGCCTAACGATGATCCTGGTTTCGCCGTTTTCAAACGCGCGGTAGGTTCGCAGGATTTTCGCGCCCTCTGGTAGTTGTTCCTCAACCTGTTGCCATTGCCTTTCGTTCATCTGGATACCCTCCGTTCTATGTGCTGTGCCTTTTGGCACGTGTAGTATCGCTCTACTCGCGAGATATAGCAAGTTATATGAGGATAATAAACACACACAGAAAACAGAGATTTCATTGTCGTTTATACACACAATAATCCGAGAGGGAAAAGCCGCGCGCGGCGGCTTGTATCCAGGGGGTTTGCTTCCTACACTCTGCGAATCTCGTCCTCGCCGTAGGCCATGCCGAGGGTCGAACCGTTGTCCCAGGTCACAAAGATCGTCCCGATTGAGTCAAGGAAATCCACAGTCCCAAGGTCACCCGGTTTAAGCGAGGTATAGGGATCGGTAGTCCTGACCAGCGCGATCCGGCAGCCAGCTGGATACCTTGCCCGGCGCGCTTCCAGGGCGGCTTTTGAAATGATGTTCATCGCCTGCCCCTCCTCAGCCGCAAAGCAACTCGTACACGTAGTTGCCCTTTTCATCCTCGACATTTGCTCCTGCGAAGTAAATGCCGTCAGTGTTCGCGGCGAAAGCGTCAACGTGGGCTTTAGCCTTGGCAAGCGAAGTGAAATGCTCGGTCGCACAGTCCATCGCGTCCTCCTCAGAGCCGTTCGGGTAGGTGTAGCAGTGCGCCGTGTAGGCTGGGCGTTTGCCGCCCTTGAAGCTGCTGTTGCCGTCGAGCCGGGAAAGGAGCAATTTTCTCGCTTTTGCATACTCACCGCCGATTAGCCCAAGCGAAAGCAGCCAGCACCTCATGGTGTACCGTGGGTTGCCAGGAAGGCCCCGCTCAATGGCGGTCACGCGCTTTTTTCCTTTTGCGGTCTGACAGAGCGCCCAGATGAACTGGGTATAGCAGGCAGCGTGGCCCGGGTCGTCGAGGGTAAACCATGGGAACACGACCGTTTCATCCGTCATCTGGATCGGCAGTTCCTCAGCGCCGAGTGCGGCCTTGATCAAGGCCGCCTTGGAGGCGACCATCTTTGTGAGGTTGTCGAGGCTTTGGGGGTTGAAGCCGCCAAGAGGATACTCGACGGACAGGCTGTTTGGTTCGTCGGTTTCGTCAGATTCGATGGATTCAGGGGATTCCGGCTGCCGTTCCATCCACGCTGCCGCTTCCCGCAGCATTTCATCGGCCGGCGGCTCGGTGGGATCAGCGTATTGGCCGGGA